TATGTTCACGCCAAGTTCCGTGTGAACTACACAACTGATGAACGCATTGATGAGCCAGCACAAACCAAAGCAGGCAAACGCAACGCAGACTTTGAACGATTACTGCAAGCAATCATCATTGGTATTGAGATGGGCAGGGTGCGTGACAGCGTGGTTGAAGCGATTGTGGAAGAACTGCGCAACACTGACTGATACCATCAGTCATGTGACAGCAAGAAAGAAGCAACAATGACCCTGAAAGCAATTTCATATGGTGGTGGTGTCCAATCCACAGCCATGATTGTGCTTGCTATTCAACGCAAAATTGATTTTGAAGTTGCATTGTTCAGCAATGTTGGTGATGACAGTGAACACCCTGATTCATTGAAGTATGTGCGTGAAGTCATGCAGCCATATGCACAGGCACATGATTTCCCTGTCCATGAACTGTTGACTGTTCGCAGGGGAGAACCAACAACTATCAAGAATGAAATCATGCGTGAAGGTTCACTGCGTAATGTCATTCCTGTGTATGGCGACATAGGCGCACCACTGTCACGCAGTTGCACAGTTGATTTCAAAGTCAAGACAGTTGGCAGATGGTTGAAAGCCAATGGTGCAACCAAAGCAGACCCTGCGCTAGTCGCAATCGGTATCAGCACTGATGAAATAGAGCGTGCTGGTAGGGGCAAAGATGAAATAGCGCAGAAGCGTGTGTACCCACTGCTTGACTTGGGTTTGTCACGCAACGACTGCGTTGCAGTGATTAGAGATGCAGGGCTACCTGTGCCACCCAAATCATCATGCTTCTTCTGCCCATTCCACAGACCGATTACATGGGCTGAAATGCGCAGAGATGAACCAGAACTATTTGAACAATCAGTGCAGATTGAAAGACACATGAACAAACGCAATCAAGAGCGTGGCAAGAACCCTGTGTATCTCACCCGATTCGGCAAACCACTAGATGAAGCAGTTGCAGTCGCACAAGATTCACTGTTTCAGGGTCTAGGTATCGGTGAGAACGGTTGTGATTCAGGGTATTGCTGGACATGACCACAGAAGAACAACCAGCCAGAAAAGGTGACTGCCCATGTGGCTGTGGTCTGTTTGGCAACATCACCAACCAGCGTCATGTGCGTGGCTGTGTGTGCAATCGTTGCAGGGGCGCACGCAATCGGCGCAAAGGATTGAGCAAGCAACGGACAGCACGCAAGCAACTTGGTGTTGGTGCGTCACACAAGTTTGGTGATGGCAATGAAGAACGCTGGCAATCAATGTTTGCCAATGAAGTGAAAGCAGGCAAACAGATTCAACCTGCTGTCACTGCATGGTTACGCATTGAACAGCAAGTGCTTTCTAACGCACCTGACTTTGGCAATAGACGCAAACCCACACGCGCTGTCCTGATGCCTGATGGCTGGTCTGATGGGTTGGTGATGGTGCGTCTGTCAGTATGGGCAGAAATAATTGCACCAGCCCTAGAAGCGTTCTACGGCGAAAACTAACCACCAGAAAGACAGCACTGATGAACACACCACGAATCCTTCACGGCAACAACCTTGACTTGTTGCGCACACTGCCAGACAACAGCATTGATTCCATTGTCACTGACCCACCATACGAACTTGGGTTCATGGGTAAGAAATGGGACAGCACAGGTATTGCATACAGTGTTGAACTGTGGTCTGAATGTTTGCGTGTGTTGAAGTCTGGTGGGCATCTTCTTGCGTTCAGTGGTTCACGCACTTATCACAGAATGGTTGTGGCGATTGAAGATGCAGGGTTTGAAATCCGTGACCAGATTATGTGGGTGTATGGCTCTGGCTTTCCCAAGTCATTAGACATCAGCAAAGCGATTGACAAGGCTGCTGGTGCAGAACGCACAGTGATTGGTGAAAAAAAACAAAGAGCAAACTCATCAGCATCAAACATCAAGATGAATGCAAGTGCAGGTGAAGTAGAACTGATTACTGCACCTGCTACTGATGAAGCGCAGCAGTGGTCTGGTTGGGGTACAGCGTTGAAACCAGCGCATGAACCAATTGTGATGGCTAGGAAACCGATTGACGGAACAGTGGCAAACAATGTTTTGAAGCATGGTGTTGGTGGCATCAACATTGATGGGTGCAGGGTGGAAACAACAGACAACTTTGACAATGTTGTTGGCAGACCAATTCAGAAACTTGCTACACGCAGAGAAGGCGAAACAGATGATGAGTATCGCAGCAGGGTTCTTGAATCACCTGCACAGCAGGAAGCATTAGCAAAACTGAAAGAACTTGGAAGATTCCCTGCGAACTTTATTCATGATGGTTCAGAAGAAGTGCTTGCACTATTCCCCGACACCAAAGGTGGAACAGCAATTAGGCGCAATAGTGGTGGCAACACATTTGGTGGTGAAAACAAAAAACCAGCAATGAATGATTTGGGATACGGTGATGATGGTTCTGCTGCACGCTTCTTCTATTGCGCTAAGGCAAGCAAGGCTGAACGCAACGCAGGCTTGGAAGGAATGCCTGCTGAATGGAAAGCAGCAGCAAACTTCAGACCAAATCACATGGAGAAAGCATTAGAAGGTGACAGTGGGAATCCGTTTGGAAGATTCCAGCCAACACAGAACTTTCACCCCACTGTGAAACCAATTGCGCTGATGCGTTACCTAGTCAGATTGGTGACACCACCCAACGGAACAGTTCTAGACCCCTTCACAGGGTCAGGTACAACACTGGTGGCAGCAGTGCTGGAAGGGTTCAACAGCATCGGCATGGAACTGACAGCCGATTACCTGCCCATCATCAATGCCCGTGTTGAGTGGGCTTTGAAGCAACCTAGAGAGCCTGAGCAGCCAACCCTGTTCTAGACCCTGCCAGAGCGCACAGGAAGCCCTGTGAGCGTTCTTGGGGGCTGGAAGGGGCTGAACCAGCCCACAGCCATTAGCAAGCCTTCTAGGGGCTAGAAAGAAATCTGCCCCAAATGCGTCAGATAGGTGATTAGTGGTGCTAATCTGACAGGTATGGAAACCAACCAGACACCACCATCACAGCGCAAGCGCATTGGCGCATTGGGCAAAGTTTCAGCAGCATCACAAGTTGATGACCTGTGTTGGGAACTTGAACACTTGTGTGAATCACTCAACTTGTCATTCACACGCTTTGATGATGTTGAGATTGCAACAACCAACAACCAGACATTCAACGCTGATGTTGTTGAGAAGTTCAAGTGTGAAACACAATCATTCACTGAACACATCTTGCTGGTCAGTTCAGAATCTGATTCAGGCAACTACAGCGCACCACGCTTGATGAAGAACCTGCGCAACGCAATCAAGATGCTGAAGTCAAATGAACAACTGTTCATCACTTGCACTGATGACGCTTGTGACTATTGCCAGCAAGAATCAATCTGACACACCCATCAACTAACAAAGGAAACCAAACCAATGAAAACCAACCAGCCAACATCAATCAACTACAAGACCCAATACCAGATGATGCGTCTTGCTGAAACACTGATGCCATTGATGCCAGAACGCATCATTGACAAGTTCAGCGCAGTGGTGACACCACGCATGGAACAAGCAGAAGCATCAGCGCATCTGATGCACACAGACCGATTTGACATGATTGTTGATTGGGGCTGCACAGCACAACGCATCATCAGCAAGAAAGTCAGCAAGTGATGAAGAAGCCATGCACCAATCACATCAGCACCTGTGATACAATTCCTGATATGGAAACCAACTACACCAAAGTCACAGAGATGACACCAGCACTTGCAGACATTGTTGAACTTGTCTGGGAAGGCTGGTGGTCAGATGAAGAACGCATTGATTGGTACGCATTCCTAGACAAAGTTGAATCCTTTGGTTTTGACTTAGGCAGCGACATGGAAGCACCAATCATCAAAGCAATCAAGAAGCAGGTCAAGCACCTGCGCAACAGCAACTGACACAACAACAATCAAAGGAAACCAAACCAATGAAACATTATGACGGACAACGCTGGAACTATCGTGGCTTCATCATCTGGTGCTTTGATGGCGCATATGACATTCACGAAACAGTTGATGGACACCCAATCGCTGAAGGAATCTTCACAGTGGAAGAAGCCAGAGCCATCATCAATGAAGAACGCTGGTTCAAAGCGTTCACATCAGGCAACATCAAAATCAAACTGAATAGATAAACAAGTCTCATCAAATAACAATAGAACAGGACAGAACAATGAGAATCAAAACCACAAACAACCTGCGCAAAGAAATCACTGCGCTAGACCTAGCAGTAAAGATGCTGCGCGCAGAAAATGAAGGTATGCGCAGGTCAGTAGTGACCCTGAAGAAATCACTGAACGCACCACTTGCCTTGTGGGAATCACACTGGTTTGAATCACTGCCAAAAGCAGAACAAGAACTGATTGACAAGACAGCACGCACGATTGCTTCAGCGTTGAAGCCAGTGCCAGTCATCAACAACACAGTCACATCAGCAACACCAGTCAAGCCTGCGATGCAGTTGAAGCCAATCAAGCGCACACCAATCAACACAGCAAAGCGCAACCAACCTTGGACAACAGCAGATGACAAGAAACTGATGCGCATGGTCAAAGCCAATGAACCCAATGTTCACATTGCAGATGTGCTTGGTCGCAGTGTCGGTGCATGTATGCAGCGTGTCAATATCCTGAAAAATAGAAAGAACTGATAACCAATGGGATTCATCATCATCTTCAGCGTGTTCATCATTGGTGGCTTCATCTTTGAAGCAGTACGCCAACGCGCACTAGAAGCAGAACACAACAGGCAGCGCGTGCGAGAACTACACCAGCAGAACCATCAACTGCGTGATGAAATCGCACGCCTAACACGCCAACGCTGATGGCAATGCACGCACAAGTCACAACCATCAACGGCGATGTCTGGCTACTACCAATCACACTGCAAGTCTGCGCCGATTGGGAACAATGGTCAGGTAAGACACTGGCAGCGATGGCAGACCCAACAGCAATGGACTTTGCTTATCTGTGCTGGCGCGCAGCAATGTATGCAGGTCAGATAAGACGCAGAACCACATTGCGTGATTTCGCAAAGATGGTGAATGGTTGGGAGATACTGAACATCACCCCTAATGGGATAGACCAACTTGAAGAATGGCTGAAAGAACAATGACCAGATGCACACGCTGTGACCAACTGCTGTGGCAGTGTGTATGCCCCAACTACCCAACACCAAAGGAAACCAACAATGGCAAAACAAATCAAAGACATCACTGAACATGGAATCAGCATGTACCGCTACCGCCAATGCAGATGCGACATCTGCAAGCAAGCAGCATCAGAACAACGCAAACACTTCAGACCAAAGAGCGACAACAAACGCATCAGGCTTGATGGCACAGTGTTTGTTGCAAGACTTATCAAAGACAATCGGCATGGTGCTATCAACACCAACCTGATTTCAAAGTGGTCACGCTTTGGAATAGACATCTACAACGCTGATGAATGGTGTATGCGTTTGGGTTATCACCCCATAGAGATTTGGGGTCAGGACTTCTACCAAGACTGCTGTGAAGATGAACTGGTTGATGCGTGATGGACATTGAAGAAACACGCAACGCTTATCTGCGCGCAACAGAACCAATCACAATCACAGCGCAACGCTGCCCAATCTGCCACTACCCACAAGAACCAGAACTGATTGAACTTGTCAGTGACAAGCCATCAGTACCTGACCTACCTGAATGGCAAGTCATCTGGCACTGTGGCAACACCTACCTGCACACACGCATCAACAACCAACAACAAAGCAACACTGATGCCTAGACCACCACGCACCTGTCTCACCTGTGGAACGATGCACCACAACCCATCACGCTGCGACAAATGCGAACTGCAACGCAACAACCAACGCCAACGCCACAGGGACAAACGCCACTATGACTCTGAGTATCGCAGAGTTGCCAAGCAGGTCAGGGACACAGCACAGGTGTGTTGGCTCTGTGGAGAAGGAACAAGAGCAGATGACCCTTGGACAGCAGACCACCTGATACCAGCAGACCTGAACTCACCACTACTTCCAGCACACAGAACCTGCAACAGCCGTAGGGGGAACAGAACCACCTAGACCCACCCACACCCCACACCCCACCCCAAGTCGCAGCACAGACCCACACAGAGCGTCTGACAGGCATCACTGATGCCCCCATGCCTATGCGATTTTCTAGGGTGGGGTTCTTCTTCACCCCTGCCCCGTCTCTTTGCGTACAATGTCAGCAAATAGGCGTTGCGCTTATCGCTACGCAAGAGAGAGAACAGGACAGAGAGAGAAGGCTCATGGCTGGAACAAGAAACAGTGGTGGCAGGAATAAGAAACCTGCTGAAGTGAAAGCAAGATTGGGTCAGGCAAGCAAGGCTGAACTGGCGATTGTTGCTGGAACGATTGACGCAAAGAACGCTGGTGTGCCACAACCAATCAGACCGTTGATTGCTGGTGGTGTTGGTGCGCAATTGTGGGATTCGTTGTGGTCATCTTCTGCTGTGTGGATTAGACCTGACACTGATGTTGAACTTGTGCAGATGTTGTGCGAGATGACAGAAGAATATGCAGCGTTGCGCACACAGGTGATTGTTGATGGTGACTATCACGATAGAGCAGCACTACGCAATCTGGAGAAGTCACGCTTCAGTGTTATCTGTGCGTTAGGTCTGACACCAGTGGACAGGTCAAGACTTGGTTTGCAAGCAGTGAAGGTTGAATCAGAGATGGAACAGTTCAGAAAGTCTGTTGCTAGAAAGCGTGCTAATGAAGCCTAAGCAGTTGTGGCAGCCTGCGTTCTACACACCATCACAGAACAGCACAACTGATGGTGATGATGTGATTGATTTTGCTGAACACTTCTTGCGTTTGACCAAAGGTGTGAAAGCGCATCAGCCTTTGGTGTTCACTGATTGGCAGAAGTGGTTGTTGCGTGAAATGCTTGAACGCAATGACAGTGGCAGGTTGCGCTACAAGCGTGCGTTGATTGGGTTGCCACGCAAGCAAGGCAAGTCACTGTTGGGTTCTGCGCTTGCGCTCTATGGTTTGTTTGCTGGTGAAGCAGGTGCAGAAGTTTATTCAGCAGCAGGTGACAGACAACAGGCACGCATCGTGTTTGAAGAAGCCAAGCATCAGATACAGCAATCACCTGCGCTATCTGCTGAATGCAAGGTGTACCGTGACGCAATAGAAGTGCCATCAACAAACGCTATCTACCGTGTGTTATCTGCTGACGGAAAACTTGCGCAAGGCTTGAACCCATCGCTGGTCATCTTTGATGAACTTCATGTGCAACGCAATGATGATTTGTATGACGCATTGACTATGGGTTCTGGCGCGCGTCTTGACCCATTAGTGGTTGCTATCACTACTGCTGGCTATGACTTAGAAAGTCTGTGTGGCAGGTTGTACCAGTACGGCAAGCAAGTTGCAGCAGGTGAAGTAGTTGACCCTTATTGGGGTTTCTGGTGGTGGGAATCAGACCGTGATTGTGACATCAATGATGAAAAGCAATGGAAGAAATCAAACCCCAATCTGGTGTTGGGTTTGCTTGATGCTGATGACTTGAAAGTGTCTGCACAGCAATCATCAGAAGCATCTGTGCGCAGGTTCAGATTGAACCAGTGGGTGCGTGCGCAGGAATCGTGGCTGCCTGCTGGCGCATGGGAGAACTGCAACAACCCTGACGCAGCAATCATCAATGCCTATGACCCTGCGTGGGTGGGTATTGACATGGCGTTGAAACACGACAGCATCGGCATTGTTGTTGCACAACCACACGATGACGGAAAGATTGCAGTGCAAGCAAAGATATTCCACCCCGACATGAACGGCATTGACATTCAAGCCATTGAACAGCACTTGCGTTCACTGCACGATGAATTGAACATTCAAGAGTTTGCGTATGACCCTGCGTTCTTCCAGCGCAGTGCGGAAGCACTCTATGATGATGGGCTTCCAATGGTTGAGTTTCCACAGTCATCACAGCGCATGATTCCTGCTTGCGGAACAACCTATGAACTGATTGTGGGAAAGAAGGTTGCGCACGATGGTTCACCAATGTTCACTGACCAAGTGCTGTCTGCTGCACAGCGTATGACTGAGCAAGGCTGGCGATTGTCCAAAGGTAAGTCACGCAGGAAGATTGACGCGTGCATTGCAATGTGCATGGCGATAGATAGAGCAACTAGACGCAATAGTGGTACGCCAACACCTATGATTGCATCTGTATGGTGATGCCATGAGACTGATTATTGCTGAAGCCATTGGTGTTGTTATTGCTTGCGCAGGTGTATTTATGATTCATGTTCCTAGTGGATTGATAGTCACTGGTGCTGCTGTTGTTGCGATGATTGAAGCGAACGCATGAGCCTTTTCAGAAGGCAAGAAGTGCGTGCGTTGCCACCCACGATTGACCCAACAGGGCTGACTGCTAGACCAGCGTATGCGTCTTCTGCTGGTGAAATCGTTGACCAGAACAGTGCATTCACATCAACAACAATCATGGCTGCTGTGACATTGCTTGCTGATTCCGTAGCAATGATGCCACTTGACTTATACCGTGAAGTTGGCAACAGGTATGAAAGATTGCCTAAGCCATTGGTGTTGGTAAGACCTAACGCAGAACAATCAATGTTTGACTTTGTGCATCAGTTCATTGCAACACTTGCTGTGCATGGAACTTGCTTTGTGTATGCGCCCCGTGAAGGTGGGCAGGTTGTAGAACTGCGCAACATTCACCCTGACAGAGTGACCATCAAGATAGATATGGACACGAACAGCAGCACCTATGGTGAGCGCACCTACATGATTACTGGCAGCAATGAAGTGTTCACCAGTGAAACATTGAAGCAAGTTGATTGGTTGCGTTTCCCTAATCAGGTGCGTGGATTGTCTCCCATTGATTCACTGCGTCAGGCAATCGGCACAAACATTGCCATTGACCGTTTCTTGGCGCAGTTCTATGGCGATGGTGCAACACCATCTTCAGTGCTTGAAACTGATTCAAACTTGTCTGCTGAATCAGCAGAAGTGTTGCGTCAGACATGGGTGGACACGCTCTACAAGAACCGCAAGCCAGCAGTGTTGACAGGTGGCTTGAAGTGGCGCAGCGTCACAGTGTCTGCTTCAGACATGGACACAATCAACTACCGTGAAGCAATCGTGCGCGATATCTCGCGCGCATACAGAATCCCACTACACATGATAAATGGCACAGGTGGAGACAACCAGACCTATCAGAACATTGAATCAGCAGGTATCAACTTCCTGCGACACACTTTGCTTCCTTGGTGCAAGCGTCTTGAAGATTTGATTTCTGACTTGCTACCAAGACCACAGTATGTGCGCTTTGATGTGAATGAGTTTGCAAGAGCAGACCAACTGACAAGAGTGCGCGCACAACAAACAATGATTATGTCTGGCACTTTGACACCTAATGAAGCACGCCAGATTGAAGGCAGAGAACCATACACAGGTGGTGACCAGTTCATTCTTGGTATTGCTGGCGCACCTGTTGCTGGTGTTGAAGGTGGCGATTTGCCCACATTGGGCGTAGATAGTTTGGTGGAAGAATGAAATCACAAGCCTATTCAGTGTCCACAACAAGAGTGAAGATTGTTGCATCAGACAACATCAACAGAACTGTCTATCTGCACGCTGTTGGTGCTGGCGTTGTCTATATAGGTGGTGCTGATGTCACTTCCGCAAATGGAATGTTGACAGAAAAGAATGCTGTGCCATTAGAAATGTTCCTTCCAGCAAATGAAGAACTGTATGCAATCACTGCCACAGGTACTGAAGAAGTGCGTGTGCTTACACCAAGTCAGGATTGAGAATGCCTTACTACATCAGTGACCAAATGAATGACTGCGCAGGGTGGGCAACCATCAAGGCTGATACACCTGACAGCACCCCTGAAACCATTGGTTGTCATCAAACAAAGCAAGACGCAATTGACCAGATGATTGCTGTGTCATTGTCTGAAGAACTTGAACCAATGGGTGATTGGGCAACACGCGCTTTGTTGACCAATGCTGAATTGATTACTGATGAAGATTTGAATGAACAGTATGAAATGAATCAGGCTGACCCTTCAATGGAAGTTGACGCACTAAGGCGTGCGTATGAAGCAGTGAAAAGCATTCTTGATGAAATCACTGAAAAGATTGGTGAAGTATCAATTGAACCTATGGGTGAATCTGAAGATGAAGATGAACTTGAAGTTGAAATGGATTCAAGAGAACAACGACAGATTGACCTATCACCACCACAGTTCATGCGTGACAATGCCAAGCGTGGTCTTGCATACCACGAAGAAGGATTGTCTGGTGATGGGCTACAACCACAGACAGTTGAAGATGCGCGCAAGATGGCATCAGGTGAAGTGACCCCTGAGAAGTGGCGCAAGATTGCACCTTGGATAGCACGACATATGGTGGACTTAGAAGCAGCAGATGGTGAAATCACAGCAGGTGTGGTGGCTCATCTTCTGTGGGGCAGTGGTTCTACAAAGGAAGAAGCACAAAGAACTATGGACTACGCGCAAGGAATCATTGACCAACTTGATGCTGAACTTGAAGAAGAACGCCACGCATCACCTGTACGCGAGAACAGATGGGTGATAACAAGTGGTGAACAACGCAAGCAGATTGCATACACCAACCTAGAACTGCGTGCGCTTGATGACAGTGAAGATGGCTGGACTGTATCTGGATACGCAGCAGTGTTTGATTCACCTTCAGAACCTTTGCCTTGGACAGAGTATGTGAAGCGTGGTGCATTCCGTAAGACCATCAAAGATGGTGCTGATGTGCGTTTGCTTATTGACCACACAGGTGTGCCATTGGCGCGCACCAAGTCAGGAACACTGAAACTGCGTGAAGATGAAAAAGGCTTATACATGGAAGCACGCCTAGACCCCAACAACCCTGACGCAGTGAAGATGCGCAGCGCGTTGATGCGTGGCGATGTTTCACAAATGTCTTTTGCCTTTGAAACAATCAAAGATGCGTGGAACAAAGACCGCACAGTGCGTGAACTGCGAGAAGTCAAACTGCATGATGTGTCTATCGTGACCTATCCTGCCTATGAAGAAACCAGCGCAGAGATTCGCAACAGCAATTCAACTGATACAACAGTTGCTACCGTTGCACCAACATCGCTACGCAAAGCACAAATTGCAATAGCGATGGCAAGAGCCGTCAACTAGCCACACGCCAGTGCGACACTCAACACAAACAACAAACCCCACTACAAGATTGGAAGCCCACAATGGCACTTTCAGAAAAGTTGATTGAAAAGCGTGACGCACATCTTGCAACTGCACAAGGCATCGTTGATGCAGCAGAAGCAGAAGTGCGTGACCTGACCACAGAAGAGAATGACCAAATCGGCGTTGCTCTCCGTTCCGCACAAGAACTTGATGCACAGATTGAACAGCACAAGGAACTTGAAGCACGCAACGCAAAAGCAGCAGAGATGCGTGCCAATGCTGGTCTTGCTTCACCTGCTGTTGTCAAGTCTGAGCCACGCACATACAGCCGTGAAAACCGCAGTGTGTCGTTCTTGGCTGACGCATTTGCTGCACAGTTCAATGGCGACTATGTAGCCAAAGAGCGTCTTGCACGCCACATGAATGAAGAAAAAGTTGAACGCCGTGATGTCACTTCAGCAAACTTTGCTGGCTTGATTGTTCCACAGTTCTTGACTGAACTTGCTGCACCATTGGCGCGCGCAGGACGACCTGTTGCAGATGTCGCACGCAAGCACGCACTGCCTGCTGCTGGCTTGACCATCAGCATCAGCAAGGTGACCACAGGTTCAAGCACTGCTGTTCAGTCTGAAGGTGCTGCTGTTTCTGAAACCAACATGGACGACACCAAGTTGGACATCAGCGTTGTCACTGTTGCTGGTCAGCAGACAGTTTCCCGTCAGGCTCTAGAGCGTGGCACAGGTGTTGATGCGTTGGTAATGAATGACCTTATCCGTTCATACCACACCACACTTGACGCACAAGTTGTTGCTGAAATTGAAGCATCTGCTGGTCAGTCCGTAACTGCAACAGACGCATCACCAACAGTTGCTGAGTTGTACCCCAAACTGCTTGACGCAATCCAGAAGGTTCAAACCACCTACTACGGCAACCCAAATGTGATTGTCATGCACCCACGCCGATTGGCTTGGATTCTTGCAGCACTTGACACCACCAACCGCCCATTGGCAGTACCAGTTCCACAATCACCAATGAACGCACTTGCAGTTGGCGATGGTGGCGTGGTTCGCTATGCAAACAGTGGTTATGCAATCGCAGGACTTCCTGTGGTTACAGATGCCAATGTTGCTACCAACCAAGGTGCAGGAACAAACCAAGACGCAATCTACATTGGTGACACCAATGAATTGCATCTTTGGGAAGATGGCGATGGTGCGCCAATGTACCTGCGCTTTGACCAGCCAAAAGCAGCAGAACTTGACATTCTTGCAGTTGTCTATGGCTACAGCGCATACACGGCAAACCGCTACCCAAATGCATGGGCAAAGGTAACAGGCACTGCGCTTGTGACCCCAACCTTCTAATCACTGAAGGTTCACCAATAGTTTGTTGGTGCTGGCTGTTTGTCGGGACACAGACAGCCAGCACCACAACACTTGAAAGCAATCATGGACACAAAACTTATTGAAGCACTGCTGATTGAGCGTGAAGGATATGTGCGCAGGAATCTTCCTGAACGCATCAAAGCAGTTGATGAAGCCTTGCGTCATGCTGGCTACACAAAGACCAGCGCACCTGTTGAGACTGCCACTGCTGAACCTGTCGTTGAGCGCGCAGCAAAGCCTGCTACCAGAAAGCGTGCAACTGACTAGCAATGGCTATCACCAATGGATACTGCACACTTGCACAGGTGAAAGCAGCACTGCGTTTGACTGATAACGCTGATGACACTTTGATTGAATCTGCTATTCAATCTGCGTCACGCAGAATTGATGGGTACTGCAATCGGTGGTTCTACAAAACAAATCAGACTGCTATTCAGGTCTATCCTGCAACAATCTATGAATGTGGCGTGTTGAACGACATTGCCAGCAGCAGTGTCACTGTCAAGATTGACAGCAACGCTGATGGCACTTATGCAACCACATGGACACAGGGACAGCAGTACCAGTTAGAACCTTTGAACACAGCCATCACAGGAAAGCCATACAGACGCATTGTGGCTATCAATGGCTATTCATTCCCTATTGCGTATGACAAGCCATTGGTGCAGGTCACAGCGCAGTGGGGCTGGAACGCAATACCTTCTGATGTTGAACAGGCTTGCATCTTGCTTTCTATGCGCCAGTTCGCACGATTGAACGCAGCACTAGGTGTTGTTGGTTTCGCTGATATGGCTATTCAGGTGCGCGCTGTTGACCCTGATGTGCGTGACTTGTTGCAACAGTTTGTTCTTCCTACTGCTGGTGCAGGAACTGTCTGATGGCTTCAGTTGCTTCTATCGCTGATGGGTTGAAAACACGCCTAGCAACCATCAGTGGTTTGCGTGCGTACTCATACCAGCCTGAACAGTTGAACCCACCCTTTGCATATCCTGTGTTGAATGGCGTGACTTATCATCAGACAATGGGTATGGGTAACGCTGTCACACAGTTTGACTGGTCTGTGTATGTCATCGTTGGTAGATGGGTTGACCGTGTAGCAGTCACCAACCTTGATGGCTTCTTGTCACCTACTGGTGCAACATCAATCAGGGCTGCGCTTGAAGGTAACCGCACACTTGGTGGTGCGTGTTCAGATTTGGTTGTTGCAACATCTGCAAACATCAGCGCACTAGAACAAGATGATGCAGAATACATGCAAGTATCTTTCAGTCTCACAATCTACGCAGAAGGGTAGAACAACAATGGCATCATTCAAAGTAATCAGCGACAACTGCACACTTGGTAATCAAGGAAGCATTGTCACAGAAGCAGAACTTGAAGATGTAAACTTGCAAGCGTTGCTTGAAGGTGGACATCTTGAACCTGTTTCTTCAAAGCCACAGAAAAACACAAACACGGAAGGTGAATGAACATGGCTGTATTAGCACTTACAGATGCCAGCATCACAATCAATAGCGTTGCGTTGAGCAGCAAGGCAAACAGCGTCACAGTCAACTATGAGATTGATTCAGTAGAAGCAACAGCGTTTGGTTCTGGTGGTCATGTGTTCATTGGTGGCTTGCAGAACAACAGCATTGAGATTGCTTTGATGCAGGACTATGCAGCATCGCAAACAGAAGCAACCATCTATCCGTTGGTAGGAACCACTACCACTGTTGTTATCAAACCAACATCTGCTTCTGTTGGCGCAACAAATCCTTCATACACAATCACAGGAACTTTCTTGGCTTCTCACACACCTGTTGCTGGTGGTGTTGGTGAATTGGCTATGACCACATTGAGTTTCACTGGTGGAACCATTGCTAAGGCTGTTGCATAGTCATGGCTGTTCTCGCACTTACAGATGCAGTAATCACCATCAACGCTATTGCTGTGACAAGCAAGGCAAATAGCGTCACTTTGAACTATGAAGTTGATTCAATTGAAGTGACAGCATTTGGTGATACAGGACACAAGTTTGCTGGTGGCTTGCAGAACAACTCACTTGAAGTTGCTTTGATGCAAGACTTTGCCACAACTATTCCTGCTGGTTCACCTTCAACAAGCGTGGAAGCGTTGATTTATCCGTTGGTAGGTACAACAACCACAGTGACTGTCAAACCAACATCTGCAATCACATCAACAACAAACCCTATCTACACGCTGACAGGTACATTCCTTGCCAGCCACACACCTGTGGCAGGTGGCGTTGGTGAATTAGTGATGACCACATTGAGTTTCACTGGTGGAACACTTACCAAAGCAACTTCATAATCAGAACAGGACAGCAACAAAATGAAAATGCAAATGCGCATCATCTTCAATGATGCAACCACACAAGACTGTGAAGCAATCTTTGCTGATTTCGTAGCGTTTGAACGCACATGGAATCGCAGCGTCACAAAGTTTGAAACAGAACTGCGTTTGACTGACATTGCTTGGTTGGCGTGGAAAACACAAATCCGTTGCAAGCACACACAAGAACAGTTTGACATCTGGCTTGAAAAGGTTGAAACGATTGATGTGGTTTCTGAAGATGTGCCTGACCTGCCAGAAGAAATTGAGACTGCAACAGTCCCTTTGGACTAGACAGCACATACGGAAAGTTCATCACCGTATGTGTTGAAGCAGGCATTGCACCTTCTGTGTTGATTGAAGAAGATGCCAAAGATGTTCTATCAATGTATGAATATGTGAAGTGGCGCAGCCAACAAAGCGCACAGGCTCTACAAATGGAACGCAAGAATAGTAAGGTGTTGTGATGGCTGATGTACGCAACAACATGGTTCACGGCATCAGACCTGTATTGCAGACTTTGCAACAGTTAGAGCGCGAGACATACAAAATCATTGAAGCCGATTTGAAGAACGCAACTGAACCTTTGCGCGTTGCTGTTGCTAATGACTTTCCTGATAAGCCTTGGAAGTCATCAACTGGTGTCATCAACTGGACTAGGTATGGGCGCACTAGGCGTGGAAGAAAACCACCTGATGCTGCTGGTTCTTCTTTCCCTAAGTGGGACAGCAAGAAAGTCAAGAAGGGTGTGCAGGTCAAGGTTGGTGGGCGCAAGGTACGCAGGACTAATTCATACCCCATTCTGCGTATTGCACAGACCAATGCTGCTGGTGCTATTTGGGACTTGGCAAAGAACCAGCGTGGTGAAGGCGCAGTGGGTCAGCAGTTTGTGCGCAATGTGAATACCACTGGCACACCTTCAAGAGTGATGTGGAAATCAACCAAGAAACATCTGCCACTTGTAGAAAACAAGATTGACAAAATCATTGATGACATTGGCAAGCGTTTCACTGCGCAGATAGCGAACGCCACAGACAGACGCAATGCGCAGTCAATAAGAGCAAGCAAACAGGCACGCACTGCACTTGGCAGATTTGGAAAGGTTCTCTAGTCATGGCTGTTGTAGTACCCATCATCAGTACCTTTGATGCAAAGGGAATCACCAAAGCCATCGCTGATTTCAAGAAACTAGACAACGCTGGCGACAAGAGCGCATCAGTATTGCTATCAACCAACAAAGCAGTCAACACATTAGGAAAGAACTTTGCAAAGTTTGGTGGCATTGCTGCTGGTGTTGCTGGTGTTGTTGGTGGGTCACTTGTCAAGGCTGCATATGAATCACAGAAGGTGATGAAGCAGACTGAAGCAATTGTTGCTGCCACTGGTGGTGCAGCAGGCATGACAGCAAAGCAGGTTGCAAACTTTGCTGAATCATTGTCTGTGAAAACAGGTATTGATGATGAAGCAATCCAATCAAGTTTGAACCTGTTGCTGACTTTCAAGCAAGTACGCAATGAAGTTGGCAAAGGCAACGACATTTTCAATAGGGCTTCAATGGCTGCATTGGATTTGGGCAATGTCTTTGGTTCTACTGATGCTGCTGCAAAGATGCTAGGCAAGGCACTGTCAAACCCTGTCAAGGGAATCAACGCACTTCAGCGTGCAGGTGTGAACTTCTCTGACCAGCAGAAGGAACAAATCAAGACGCTTGTTGCCACAGGCAAAACCCTTGAAGCGCAGAAGATGATTCTGAAAGAAGTTGAATCACAGGTTGGTGGCACTGCTGTTGCTGGTGCTACTGGCTTTGACCGTATGCGTGTGGCACTAGGTAACGCTGCTGAAGATTTGGGTACTGTTCTCATTCCTTATGTGGAACGCTTCGCAAACTTTGTGATTGACAAAGTTGTTCCTGTGATTGAACAGTTCTCAACCATTCTTGGTAATCGTGGTCTAGGTGGCGCATTCAATTACTTAGTTGGGTCAATTGTGCGTGGTGTCTGGAACATGGGCAACATGGGCAAAACCATCACAGTAATCATTGGTTTGTTTGGTGCGTTGAAGGTTGCTGTCATTACCTACACAGCAGTTCAAACAGCGTTGACTATTGCAGCGCAGGTGACAACAGGTGCGCTCAAAGCACAGATTGTTGCGCTGAACGCAACAAAAGTTGCAATGCTTGCTGCTGGTGGTGTGACAGCCTTGCTCACCATCGCAGCAAGTTTGTATGCGATTTATGCAGGCAACAAATCAAAAGCAACATCTGCTACACAAAACTTCACTGATGCACTTTATGAAGAAGGAGATGCACAGAAGGAAGCCATCAAGCAACTGCTGCTATCAAGCAGAAATCTCAGCAACCTTGCCTTCATGCTGAATCTAAGTGGGCAAGGTGTTGGTGCTTTTGAAGAATACCTGACAAAGGGAACAGGCTCTTTGAAAGTGTTGAAAGAGCGTATTGACGCAGCAGTGAAGGCTGGCAGGGGTTTCACATATTGGAATGAAAGTGGGCAAGGTTTCACAGTTTCTGCTGGTGATGCAAAGAAATACAAAAAATCTCTTGATGAACTGACCAAATCACAACAGCAATACATTGCCAATCAAAAACTATTCAAGGGTCTTGGCTTGAATATTGACACCACCGATACTGACAAAGCAGGCAAAATAATCTTGACTGCTGCTGAAAAGTTCAAAAAGTTTGGCGATGCTGCACGCACTGTTGTTTCTGACCAGAAGAACCTGCGTGATGCGTTCAAGAACACAGTGACTGCGCAGAAGTCTTTGCAGACAGCCACAGACAATGTTGCTGCTGCACAAGCCAAACTGAACAGGATTGCGCAGGGCTATGGGGCTGGTAGCACTGAAGCACAGACAGCGCAAGAAGGATTGAACAGGGCGAACCGTGACGCTACGCAAGCAGGCTATGACCTGACAAAAGCCAACTACGCAGTGTCTGATGCTGAAAAAGCGTTAGAGCAGGCACGCAGACGGAACAACCCTAGAGAGATTGCAGAAGCAGAAATTGCTTTGGCTGAAGCACGCTTTGCACAGGAAGATGCGCAGAAGGCTGTTGCTGATGCAACCACTGCTGTGAACACTGCACAAACAAATCTGAATGAAACAATCAATGGTGCTGCTACAACTAGCGATACATACAAGAACGCATTGATTGAATTGCAAGAAGCGCAAGATGCACAGGTTGAAGCCATTGACAAAGTGCGTGATGCCAAAGAGCGTGAACTAGAAGTGACACGCAATCTGGCAAAGGCTGAAATCTTGTTGCGCAAGGCAAAGGGTGGTTTGACCAAATCGCAGATAGCAGCAGCCAACAAACTGTTGAAGCAGTTGAATACACCTGTGACAGTTACTGTGCCTTCACCCACTGCTGGTGTTGGTTCTACTGGCTCTACTGTGTCTATGCCTTCTGCAAGTATGTCAGGCTTTGACTGGTCTGGTATCAGCGTTGGTGGTCTTGCCACGCTTGCTGAAGGTGGCATTGCTATGAAACCCACATTTGCGCTCATCGCTGAAGGTGGTGAACCTGAAGCAGTGATTCCATTGTCAAAGATGGGTGCGATGGGTGGAGATACCATCATCAATGTGACTGTGACCAGCGCAGACCCAAACGCAGTTGTTGATGCGTTGCGCCGATACCAACGCCAGAATGGTGCGTTGCCACTAAGGGTTCAGGGATAATGCCACAGCAATACACAGTTGAATACCAACTTGAACGCAACAACTTGTTGTTCAATCCATCATTTGAAAGCAACACCTATGATGGGTCACTGGTTGGTTCAACTGCAAGTGTGATTGCTTCTGGTGCGTACTCAGGCACATACTGTCTGCAAGTTATCGCAACAACTAACAGCACATCTAATGAGTATGCGACACCAACAAATCAGGCACGCATTGTTGCAGGCAACACATACACAGCATCAGCGTATGTGTTCATCACTGCTGGTGTTTCACGCAATATGCGTTTGGGAATTAGAACCTATGATTCAACTGGAACGCAACGCAACAACACACTAGGTGCTATCACCAGCATCACTACTGGTGGCGGGTGGCAACGCATATCTGCTTCTGTCACTGCTGGAACAAATGACTACTACGCATCTGTCTATGTTCTCTATCAAAACAGCAATGGCGCAATCAGCAATGCTGTGTTGATTGATGGAATGATGCTTGAACAATCAGCATCTGTTGGTTCATACTTTGATGGCTCAACAACCAACGCATATTGGCTAGGTGTGGCAAATGGTTCACCTTCAGCGTTACCAACTACAACATGGCTTGCGCTAACTAATGTGCAGCAGATTTCAGGGTTTGTTGGCAGGCAAGGAATCAACGACACTTTTGAGCCATCACGCATGACTATCAGTGCTAGATACCCAACAGGGTTCAGCGCGCAGAACACAGCGTTGAAAGTGAACACACAAATCAGGGTCAAGCGCACAGGTTCTACTTATACAATGTGGACAGGGCGAATCAGAAATGTCAGCGTACAGTGGGCTATCCCATACAACAGCAGCACAGGAACAGGTGTCGCAGACAATGTTGAAATTGAATGTGAAGGTGCGTTGGCGCAGTGGGGAAGGTTGCAGGGTAATAGTTTGGCTGTTGCTGCAAGTGACTTGCTGACACAGTTGAGCAATGTTCTTGCTGGAACCAACTTGAACTATGGAACGACATACACCGCTTCAACATCACCACAGTTGTCTGCATCTGAAGTTGGTGATTCTCTAGCAGTTTGGTTGAACACTGCGTGCGCCACTGTTGGTGCAACAATCAAAGATGGTTCTGACAACAACATTGTTGGTGTCAATGGGCGTGACATTGTTGGTACTTTGCCTGTGCAGTTCAGCGACACAACAAACAACAGCACTAATCAGGTGTATGACGGAATTGTGTTTGATTCTGCATCTTCTGATTTCTTCACAGAAATTGAATTGAACACTTATTCTTATGGTGATGTTGTTGTCACATATGGAACTGCCCCATATCGCACGCTGCGCCAGAACACATACAGCCCAAGTGCGTCACAGGCAACAGACCTAGCCAACTATCTTCTTGGTATCTATGGTGATAATGGTTTTGGTATTTCTGAAATCACTTGTAAGTCAGATGCACAAAATAGTTGGTCTTTGGATTTGGGCTATGGCTGGTGGGACATTATTGGCTACACAACTTTCATAACTTTTCGTGGCACAACTTTTCGCTGCACCATTCTTGGTTCAGCGTTCACTGCTACACCATCAGAATCACGATTCACCTACTATGTTGCTGATATTGGTTTGACACCATTTCTCATTCTTGATGACACATCTGCTGGAATACTTGACCAAAACAAACTTGGCTGGTGACACTATGAAAAAGGAAAACTAATTATGCCAACCCCACCAACCTTTGTGACAGGACAAGTGCTGACTGCTGCACAGATGAATACCATTGGTATGCACCTAATCAAAACGCAAACAGTAGGAACCACTGTTTCAAGCGTGGCTGTTACAGGTGCGTTCTCTGCTGACTATCAGAACTATCGCATCATCTATTCAGGTGGTACGGCATCAGGTACAGCGCAAGCATTGAATCTGCGTCTAGGTGCTGCAACTACTAACTACTTCAATGGGGCTACCTTCGCCGTGTATGCCACAGGGGCTAATGGAAATGTGGCGTACAACAACACACAAACATCTTTTGTGTATGCAGGAACAGCAGATGCCACAATGGGAAACTTTCTAGATATTGATTTGTTGAATCCGTTTGATTCAACAAGGTTCACTGGCTTTGGTGGGTCATTCATTGTGACTGATGTTGCTGGTCATACAGGTGGTGTCCACAAGTCCAATACAAGTTTCACAGACTTCACCTTGTTCGCAGGTTCAGGAACTTTGACAGGTGGCACAATCCGTGTCTATGGATATAGGAACGCATAATGAGTAATGAACTAACAAAACCACTAGTTCAAATTGATGACCTAGTGCGTGAAATGACTGATGAAGAATACGCACAGTATCTTCAAGACCAAGCCAACGCACCTGCACCACTAGTGACATCAGATGAATGAACAGATAGTTGTTGCGTTGATAGGCGCATCAGTCACGCTGATAGTGACGCTGATTGAAGTGACACGCAGACAGAACAACAAAGACCACGCAAGCAACGCAAACAAACTAGACCGCATTGCAGAAAAGATAGATACCGTTGACAGCAGATTGGGCAAACACTTTGAATGGCACGCACACAAAGACTGATACGCCTATCAACCAGCGTGGCATTTCTCTTGTTATTGCTGGCGAGTGGGCAAACGAACGCAAACGCTGGTGGCATCGCAGAAAACGGTATCAACGCAAACTACTTCAGCGTTGAACAGATACCACCTGCCAAGAATGAATCACTGCACACCTTGTGTGGCAGCGAGATAGAAAACAACATCAACAGAAACTTTGAAGGTGAACCATTCACTGACTGTCCTAATGACCTGTTCATGGTTCATTACACAGGCTTCATCACTTTGCCTGTTCACAACACCATTCAGTTTTGGTTGGCTGCCGATGATGGTGGAACAATGAAGATTGGAACATATGAATGGGGTGACTGGTCTGATAAGGGTTGCACTGCGATAGAGACAGAACCAATGACCCTGCAATCAGAACAACCACTGATGCTTGATGGCTGGTTCTATGAAAATGGTGGTGGCACTTGTTTCATGCTGGCGTGGAGAATCAACAATGGTGATTGGCAGATTGTGCCTGATTCAGCGTTCACTGTTTCTGCGACAGAACCCACGACAACAACCACACAGCCAGAACCCACAACAACACAAGCCCCGACAACAACAACTGAAGCATCAACAACTACTACTTCTCTGGTTCCTGAAACACAGACCACACATCATCAGGTTCAGACAACACTTCCTGCGACAACCACAACTGCTGCGCTTCCTGCCACGCTTCCTTCATCTGTTCCTGTCTCAACTGTTCCTGCACCTTCACCAGACGATGCGCCAACCACAACACTGCTGATGCCAACAACATCACTGCCACTTCAAGAACCCACATCTGAACCCCAATCTGAAACTGATACACAAATCATAGAACTGATAGACACCCTTGATACGGGAACGGCATCAGAAGTGATTGAAGCAGTAGCCAACATTCTTGACGCAGGCATTGATGCGGAACAGGCAGCAGAACTAGCCACCAATCCTGAACTGCTTGAAACGATAGAGCCAGAACAAGCACAAGAAATCTTTGAAGCGTTAGACATTGAAACACTTGACGCTGCTGAAATAACAGCACTAGTGGAAGCAGTGCAAGACGCACCCACTGAAGTGCGTGAAGCCTTTGAAGAAGCAATCAATGTCTTTGATGGTGCTGTTGATTCCTATGTTCCGATTGGTTCAACTGTTCCCATCAGCACACGCAGATTGGTGATTGCTGCTGGTGCATTGCTGTCTGCTGTACCAACTTCAACATCATCAGCAAGACGCAAGTGATGAGTGAATCACACACGATAGGCGAGAATGGGACACGGTATGAACAGATTGTTGGGTGAGTTCGCAGGTCTTGTATGGACATTGGCAGGTACTGCGCTTGTGCTTATCACGCTTTCTGGTCAGACACGCACAATCGGATTGTGGATTAGTGGCGCAGCCTTAGTTCTCAATCTCGCAGCGATAGCACTACAAAAGGAAGAAGAAGAATGAACACAGCAGTCAGCATCATTCAACGCATCATCAGCACATTCATTGTCAATGCAATGGCAATCATTGGTGGCGCATCAATCATTGGTGGTATTCCTGTCGCCAAGTCAGCAATGCTGGCTGGTATCAGTGCAGTGGTCACAGTCATTGAGCGTCTAGCGCGCGCATCTGTTGATGGCAACTTGACCACAGCAGAAATCAACGCAGCGTTCAC